TTACAGCCCCATGACACCGGGAACGCCGACCCGGTGGAAGGTATTCATGAGCAGAGCATCCATCACGTCCGCGACATCTCCGGCGTCGACGTCGGTTGAACATTGGCCAGCTGCGTGCATGATGCTTTTGAACGATACCAGAGGGGAAAGGGCTCCTTCCAGTTCGTCCCGCCGCATGGATACAGTATCCGCCGCCGCTTTTTGCAGGTTCGCGATCCGGCGCGCTTCGTTGCCAGCGGCATAGGCGACATTCCATGCAGGGGATTCTCCTGGGATGGCATTGGGCTTTTCCATTTTTAGCGTATTCATCTCTTCATCAGCGAGCCGTTCGGCCATCGTCACGATCCGGCTTGCGCCGTCAAGGGAATGGGTTTCCAGAGTGCTTTTGTGCATGGCGGCTGTCCTTTGCTTGAGTGGTGAAAATCGTCAATCCCTGACCTCATTCCCTGCCGTCGCTTGCTTTCCCGCTCCCGTGGGCTTGCGGCTTGCCGTGCTCGGTACTTGTTGAGGCTGCGTTTGCGGCACTTCAAGACTACTATTCCGGTCCGGGGACGCGTACTTTTCGACTCGTGCCGTTTGGCAAAATCAATATTGCCAAATGTCAAAATTGAAAGCAAGTAAAAATTGACAAAAAGAAAATTTATACAGAATCCTCACCTTGCAATATTGACAAACAGCACAAACGAAAGGGCCTGAAACCGGAAGGTATCGGCCCTTTCGTTTTAACGGTTATGCGAGCTTGCGCAGTGCGAGCGCGGCCTGGAGCGATGACTGCGCCAGCCCGAGGCTGTACCAGGCGGCGTTGATGTGGTGTTTGATGGCCTTCTCGACTTCAAACGGAACCGAGCCGATGCCGCTCAGTTCCCTGCGCACGGTGATATGCGTCCAGTTTTCAGTACCGTCGAGGGCGAAGAGGGCTTTTTCGATGTCGGCGAACAGGCGTTCCGTGGCGGGGAGGCCGGGGAGCCTTTGGGGAACGGGGCGGCGGGTGATGACTTCCGGCACGGTGGACAGGGTGTCCAGAATGTTCCGCCATGCGTCCGTCTGGCGGGCAGCGTAGCTCTGGGAGAGGAAGATGATCCCCTCGCGGGAAACCATATACTGCGGGCAGCGCTGGCCCTTGGCGTCTACATAGTTCCCCCTGACGAAAGCGTCCCGTTGCGGGCAGACGGCGGCGGCGCGGCTTATGGCGTCGAGCACGGTGGAGTGGCGCTTATGCAGCTCTCCGGCGATGGTGCGGGAGGAGATGCGGGAGAGGGTGCCTGTGGGTGGCGTCTGGGCATCGACGGGCACCCTGTCGCCGTACCGTTCGATGACGTCGAGAACCCACTTGCGGAACGCCTTGGCGACGGGTGTCCGGGCGAACATGGCGAGGAGGTGGCAGCCGCGGAGGGAGAAGATGCGGGCACGCCCCTCAGATCCAAATTGGATCTCTGCGCTGTTTTCAATAAGTTGCGTCATGTCACTGGAAAATTCGTCTTCATTGCGGCGATAAAGGCGAGTGACATAATTATCGTTGGCATAGCCTAAAGCACGTGCGAGTTCGACGGCGCGAATCCAAAGACTATTCTGGTGGGTGACGGGGGAGAACGTGAAATTGTTAAAGCAGAGGGAAGCGGTCATAGTGACTCCTTATGGGGGTTGCGGGTATTGTATAATGGATGGACTCCCAGCCCAAATACAGGCTGGATAATAGACCACTCCCAAGGTGAAAAACACTCTTGACAGGGCGTAAAAAATCCGCATCTGCGGGCGCGGTATCCGCTTATGTCGGCTGTTAAAGGCCGTACGGATACAACGCCACAAAAAGGGTGAAATGTCAAGATTAGCTCGGTTTCTTCCAAAGGCAAATATTTACGATCAGTTCTTCTGGGGTGTTTTCTTCCACTGCTATTACATAGCTATAGTTTGCTTTCAGCAAAGGAAAAACTACCGCAGCATCTTTTTTGCCGAGTTTTCCAATATCGGCGGATGTAGAATCGGGGAGAACACGGACAACAAATTTTTCTTCTATCGGATCTTCTTCCCATTGAAGATCAAGCAAGGCTCCTTCTTCCAATTCTTCGACATTTTCCTTTCTGCTTTCCCCCACCTCGTTATATCCAGTAATGCCAATGACTTTTGTTCGAATAATTGTAGACCCTTCAGGGGGCATGAAGTGTACATCGACCTTTGCACCGTAGTTTTTTCCTTCTTGCCCTCCCCAAGGCCCGTCAATCTTTGCCAAATACGAAAAGCCATTATCAAGAAAATCAGAAGCAAAAACAGCTTTATCTCGTGAAATATAGCCGATCTTCCCCATAGCTCCTACAACAGCAACAGCACTATACGGATCTTCTGGGTGATTTGGTTCACGTATCAAATCAACAGCTTCTCCAGACTGCATATGCGAAAGAATTTTTTGCCGACTCACACCGTCTTCATTGTTGAAGGTAACGCCAGTAATCTTCATGGATTCCATGAAGATGGTTCCGTCTTTTGGCTTATTCCAAGCATTCCACGATATTTCTCTGGTTCTATTTTTGATTTCAGGTGGTTCCTTCCCTTCTCGTTCCGTCTCAGTTACCTGAGACGGAACTACGGTAGCAAGGGCATTATCCTTTTTACCAAATAAAAAATTTAAAAGCCCCATATATTCCTCCTCTGAGTATAGAAAATCCTTTTATATTTTCACACCACAGGGTAGAGGGAAAGTCAAGGCGGCGGGGGACGAAAAAGCCCCTCACGGTGGAGGGGCTTAGAGATAGGTCAATGTCTTTTACCGTCAAGAATCAAAGAAACAGCAGAAATAATTAAAAGGATAAGTAGGCAAAGAAGGGCAAATATTGGCTCATAATTACTTTCTTCTTGAGAGAGAAGCAAACCTAGTCGCACACAAATTTCTTTAGTGAGTAGTGCAATACTAGGAACTAAACAGAGTGCATAAATGCCTATGGGTTTTATTAAAAAAGTCCAACTACAAGTTGGAATTACTTTTTTGCATATATCAGTAAGTGCAATATCTGTTTTCTTTTTGAGTTCTTCATAATGATTTTCTATATAAGCAAGAAGCTCCTCTTCGCTGACATCTTCCTGTTTTCCTTGTGTCTTACGTATCTTTTCAATCTGTGTTCGTGCGAGCTCATATAATATTTTTTCTTCAATGGATGTTTCCTCTTGAAGAAAATTTATAAGTTCCTTTCGTGCTTCATGAGGGTACATATTGTTTCCTAGGCAAGATTTTTAATGCGCTCTGCAAGGTACAACGATAGGGAGCCTCTTTTTGAAGCTTTATTAGAAATAAGATTATTAAAATGACGAGAAATGTTTTCCAGTTTTTGAGTGTTATACCGTTCATCATAAGAGCGGAGTGCTGGAGTCTGGAGAGCGCAAATTTCTATCTGGCAAATCATGATGCTAGCACCAATGATGATATCAAATACGCCCTCATTTTTTAAGAGTAAAGGCATATGCCCTTCATATCCAGGATTAATATAGCAGCCTGTAGACACATTTAAACCTATACTTACTAGACTATTTTTATTGTAAATTTTTGCATTACAATAGTCTGGTATTTTTATTTTCTCCAGTGTCCCCCCCATCACGATATCACCCGGCTTTAGAGTATAAGGCTCTGAGAGGTCACGTTCTAGGAAATGATCAGCTATAGTTTCGCTATCGAAACGGAGATCGATACATTCATTTTTCTTAGGGAGTTGAATCTTGCTTCCTAGACGCAAATCTATTGAGGCGGGCTGAATTTGAGATACATCCAGAGGGGTAAGCTCCAGTTTTCCTTCTTTGATTAGCGCAAAAATATCTTTATCGGATAGAGTCGACATGACATACCTCCGCGTGAAACGTTCTCTTGGAAGAACTATTCTAAAAAAGGAGTAATGGCAATGATCGGTCGAAAGCTTTTACAGGTGGATAGCTTTAGTTTGTAGCCCTACAACACCCTTCCAAACCACCGCACCCGTCCGTAGACACGGAAAGCTTCAAGGTCGGGGCCTTCCACCGCTACGTCCGCAAAATCGCGGTTTTCCGAGCGCAGAAGCCAGCCGCGGGCAGTGCGCTGGAGACGCTTGACCAAAAGCTCCTCACCGAGGCCCACGAGAAAGATCTTGCCGTCGCTCGGTTCCTTGACCGACTGATCCACGAGGATGGTGTCCTTGTGGCGGATGAGCGGTTCCATGCTGTTGCCTATGACGTCGAGCATGACGGATTCCTTGGAGTGGATGCCCACGCGGTTCAGGAAGTCGCGGCGGAAGGCGTAATACCCGAGTACTTCGTCGGACGTGATCAGGGACGAACCCGCTCCGGCCCGTGCGGTCACCTTCGGAACCATGTCATACCCCTCGAGACGTTCACCATGTTCCGGGACGTCAATTCCCATGAGATCAAGGGCTTTTCCCAGTTCGTTGAGCGTAGGTGTGCGATCCCCGAGAAGCCAGCGGCGCAGCGTGTGCGGGTTGATGCCAAAGTAGGATCCGGCAGCCGTTACATTGCCGTTGAACTCGCGTTCGACGTAATTTTTCAAAATGTGGAGGATTTTTTCTGCGTACATGGGATAATTGTATGGAAACAATTGACATATGTCAATTTGACTAAGAGAGATTTTTGTCTTGCATTTAGTTTGACAATAGTCAATAATCTTGACTTATGAACACACTCGCATTGCTCATCAATCAGATGGGGCTGACCCCGGCGGAAGCCGCCAGGCGGACGGGCATCGCTTATGCCACCGTGTGGCGGCACTGTAACGGGACACGCGCCATCTCGGCTGAGGACGCCGTCAGGTACGAGCGGGGGCTTGGCATCAGCCGCCATTTGCTCCGGCCGGATCTGTGGGCCACTCCGGTGTCGTCCGTAAACGCAGGAGGGCACCCATGAACGGTTTTCGCATCATTACCGCCGATGAGCGGATGGAGGAGCAGGGCGGCATCAAGGGCGTCATCTTCGGCCCGGCGAAGATCGGCAAGACTTCCCTTTTGTGGACGCTTGACCCGGAGACGACGCTGTTCCTCGACCTTGAGGCGGGCGGGCTGTCCGTACGGGGCTGGGGCGGCGACTCGCTCGAGATCCGGGACTGGGAGACGGCCCGGGACGTGGCCTGTTTTCTCGGCGGGCCAAACCCCGCCATGCGTCCGGACCAGCCGTATAGCCAGGCTCATTACGATTATGTGCTTGGGCAGTATGGCGATCCCGCCACGACGGAAAAATACCGGACTCTCTTCATCGACTCCATCACCGTGGCCTCGAGGCTGTGTTTCCAGTGGGCATCGGGCCAGCCGGAAGCTTTCAGCGAGAAGACGGGAAAGCCGGATTCCCGCGGGGCGTACGGACTGCTCGGAAAGGAGATGATCCGTTGGGTGACGCAGCTTCAGTATATCCGTGGGCGCAACGTCTGGTTCGTAGGCCTGCTGGACGCCAAACGGGACGACTTCAACCGTGAGTTTTTCGAACCGCAGATTGAGGGAGCCAAGACCGGACTGGAACTCCCCGGCATTGTGGATCAAGTCGTCACCATGACCGAATTGAAAGCGGATGACGGGGCGCCGTACAGGGCGTTTGTCTGTTCCCGGCCCAACCCGTGGAACTATCCGGCCGGAGACCGGTCCGGCAAACTGGACATGATCGAACAGCCGCATCTTGGCGGGCTGATGGAGAAAATCCACCGGGGCGAACGCAAGGCTATTTCTTCTTACACCTATAATCTGAAAGGATAAGTCATGAGCTACGATTTCAACGGCGCCGACAGGCAGTCTTCTGGTTTCGACCCGATCCCCGCGGGCACCATCGTCCCGTTGACCATGAGCATCCGGCCCGGTGGTGCCGGCGATGGAGGCTGGTTCAAGCAATCGCAGTCGTCCGACGCGCTGATGCTGGACTGCGAATTCGTCGTTTCCGAGGGGCCGTATGCCAAGCGGAAGATTTGGCAGTTTTTGATTGTTTCCGGCGGCAAGCTGAATGAACGCGGCGAATCCACAGCCGGCAACATCACGCGGGCTACTCTGCGCGCCATTCTGGAAAGTGCCCGGGGCATTCGTCCCGACGATATGGGAGAGTCCGCACAGGCCGCGCGCCGCATCGACGGCTGGCAGGATTTTTGCGGGCTGACGTTCATTGCCAAGCTCGGCGTCGAGAAGGACAAGACCGGGCAATATGCCGACAAGAACCGTATCCATACGGTGATCACGCCGGACATGAAGGAGTACAGCCAGCCGCAGGCGACCTCCAGCTCCGGGTGGAGTGCGCAACAGGAGCCCGCCCGTCCTTCTGCACCCGCTCCGTCCCCTACCCCCGTTCCCGCTTGGGCGAGGTAGAAAAATGATCTTGCGGCCGTACCAGGAACAAATGGTTTCCAAGGCTGTCGCCGCGCTGAAAAAGCATGGCGACACCTTGGCGGTGGCGCCGACGGGCGCGGGCAAAACGGTGCTCCTGTCGGCGCTCGCCGGACGTGTCGGCGGAAAGCAGCTTATTCTCCAGCACCGTGACGAGTTGACCTTCCAGAATGCGAAAAAATATCGGGAGGTCAACCCGCGCGCCCGCGTCGGGATGTTCAACGCCGACATCAAAGACTGGAAAGGGGACGCCACGTTCGCCATGGTGCAGACGCTGTGCCGGGACAGGGCTCTGTCCACCATTCCCAAACTGGATCTGCTCGTCATCGACGAGGCGCATCACGCCGTGGCCCCGAGCTACCGCAAGGTCGTGGACGCCGTGCGGGATAAAAACCCGGACTGCCGGATTTTTGGGGTCACGGCCACGCCCGCGCGGGGCGACGGGAAAGGTTTGCGCCATATCTTCAGCAATTGCTGCGATCAGCTTTCCCTGCACAGTCTCATCGCAATGGGTTTCCTCGTACGGCCCCGGACGTTCGTCTGTACGCTTGAAGGCACGGACGATCGGTTGGCGTCGTTGCGCAAGACCGCTTCCGGCGAATTCGACATGAACGAGGCCGAGGCCGTGTTGGATATGGAGGTGCACAATGCCGCCGTGGTGCGGGAGTGGAAAAAGCTCGCATCGGATAGAAAGACCATCGTGTTCGCCTCCACTGTGCGTCATGCCGAACACGCGGCGGAAGCCTTTCGCGCCGAGGGCGTGAATGCGGCGGTCGTGAGCGGCAAGACGTCATCTTTCGAGCGGGCCGCTCTGCTGCGGCGTTTCGACGAGGGCGACGTGCAGGTTCTGGTCAACGTCGCGGTGCTGACGGAGGGGTACGACTCTCAGCCGGTGAGCTGCGTCGTTCTGCTGCGCCCGTGCTCATTCAAGTCCACCATGCTCCAGATGATTGGGCGCGGGCTGCGCACCGTGGATCCGGCCCGCTATCCGGGGGTGGTGAAGACTGATTGCGTCGTCATGGATTTCGGGCGGTCGTTAACGACGCATCGGGATCTGGAAAGCAAAGTGCGCATGGAGGACAAGCAGAAACCATGTCCCGAATGCGGTGCGGAAATCCCCTGCGGCGTCATGGAATGTCCGATTTGCGGCCATGTGTTCAAGGGGCCGGAGCGGGCCGCGCCTGGAGAAGTCGGTTCCGATGATCCGGAAGTCGTGTCCAATGTGGTCATGGAGGAAGTGGATATACTGACCGCTTCTCCGTTCCGTTGGTGCGACGTGTTCGGCTCCGGCCGGGTGATGCTGGCCAGCGGGTTTGAGGCATGGGGAGCGGTGTGCTCTGCGGATGGAGAACGGTGGCTTGCCTTGGGCAGATTGAAGGACGAGCGGGCTCTGCGGCGAATCATGGTGGGGGAACGGGTGCAGGCGTTGGCCGCCGCGGACGACTTTCTGCGCATGAACGAAAGCGACGACGCGGCGAAGAAGAATCGGCGCTGGCTCAACGACGCGGCCACGGCGAAGCAGTGGGAACTCCTGCAGCGGCTTGGCTACGGGCAGGAGGACATGTTCACTTTCACCAAATACAGCGCCGCCTGCACCCTGAATTTTTTCTGGAACAGGCAGGCCATTGAACGGGAGGTGCTTCATGCCTGATTTGGAGCTGCTTGCGTCCCGGCTCGGTTCGGCGGGGCTTTTGGAGAAACCTGTATGCGGGTTCACCAAGCAAGAGGTGGATCTGCTGTGTAGAAGTGTGCTGGAAGCGTACGGTGAGCCTCTTTTGCCCGGAACGGGGGAAACCATGTTCTTTTGCCGGTACGGCCAAAGGGTGGGCAAAGACTCCGTTCACTGCCGCGCCGACTTATACGCAGCCGGAGTGTTCACTATTCCGTCCGCGCTGTACGGCGTCTCGATTTTCTATTGCCTGCATTACTGCAATGTTACGGCGAAAAGCTAGGCGCGTTCCCTACGAACAGTACTTGAAGACCGGTCACTGGGAAGCCCGTCGGGAAAAAGCTCTCCGGCTTGCCGGGCGGCGTTGTCAGGAATGCGGCTCTGCTGAACGGTTGGAAGTCCACCATCTTTCGTATGATCGCCTTTTTCAGGAACGGGACGGCGATCTCATTGTGTTATGCCGCCGGTGTCACGGAAAACGGCATGCGTATTTTAACGAGGTTGATCTCATGCACAAGCCGGAAGAGCCGCAGGGGCTGGATTTCAATCACAGGTTCAAGGGACGCCGGATTTCAATGCTTATTGACGCCGCCGTAAGGGCGGAGCGGGAGAAAGACGCGCCGCGCGATTATCTTGGAGCGTCGCGTATCGGCCACCACTGCCTGCGCGCGCTGCAATACGAATTTTTCAATACTCCAAAGGATGTTCCTTTCGAAGGGCGCATCTACCGTATCTTCCACCGCGGGCATCATGGCGAGGACTGGATGGCGGAATGGCTGCGCATGGCTGGATTCGTCCTGCGGACGGCTGGAGCGGACGGGCGCCAGTTCGGCTTCTCCACCGGAAAGGGGCGCATCCGTGGGCACTGTGACGGCGTGTTCGTGGGCGGCCCTGATGAATATGGGCCGTACCCGCGCCTCTGGGAGTGCAAGGTGCTTGGCTCCAAGGGCTGGAACAAGCTGGACAAGCAGGGCTTGGAGAAGGCGTATCCCGAATATTTCGCGCAGGTGCAGTTGTACATGGCATACCTGAACCTGTCCGAAAATCCGACCCTGTTCACCGCCATGAACGCCGACACCATGGAAGTATACGATGAAAGCGTCCCTTTTGAACCTGGCAGGGCGCAGGAGCTTTCCGACCGGGCCGTGACGGTGATTCGGGCGTGTGAGGCGGGGGAACTGCTTCCCCGCTGCGCAGCGGACGAAGATTGTTTTTCCTGCCGCTTTTGCGCGTATAGGACAAGGTGCTGGCATGTTTGATTTTGATTTCAATACGGCCTCGGTCATTACGCAGGAACCCGTGCGCCCCCCATTGCCCGCGTATGACGCCGTGGAACGATTCCGCCAGGCAATGTTTGATGCCGGGCTGAGGCCGGATGAAATCGCGGACACGTCAGGTCTGGCGATGCCGGAACGCTGTCCCGTTGCGGACGACAGGCCGGGGAAGAAGTCCGGCTGGTACGTCTTTTACGGCGACGGCGTTTCGGCAGGCGCGTTCGGCAATTGGAAGACGGGCGAAGAATGGAAGTGGTCGGGCAAGAGCCAGTCCACCATGACATCGGCGGAACGCGAGCAGTTCGCTCAAAAAATGGCACGGGCCAAACGGGTCAGAGAAGCCCAGAAAGCGGAGAACGCCGCACGGGCCCGGGAACGGGCCGAACGGGACTGGGAGAGAGCCGCTGAGGCTGTCACCCATCCCTATCTCGTCAGAAAGAAGGTTCCGTCCTTCGGCCTTAAGATCCTGGCCGGGAAGCTGTTAGTACCGATGCGTGACGCACAAGGAACGCTGAGTTCCTTGCAGGAAATTTATGCCGACGGAGAAAAGAGTTTTCTTTTTGGCGGGGCGAAGCAGGGCCGGTTCTTCACCATCCCCGGCACGGGGAAGGTCGCCGTCTGCGAAGGCTACGCCACTGCGGCGAGCATACACATGGCGACGGGGTGGACGACAGTAGTTGCCTTTGATGCCGGGAACCTGCTTCCAGCGGCGCAGGCATGGAGAGAGGCCCACCCCGGCGACGCCCTTGTCATTTGCGGGGACGATGATCGCTGGAAGGACAAGAATGCCGGGCGTGAGGCCGCTGAGGAGTGCGCCCGGGCGATGAATACGGTGGCCCTGTTTCCTGCGTTCGCCAATCCTGCGGGCAAACCTACCGACTGGAACGATCTCTGCTGCGCCGATGGCGTGGAGGAAGCGAGGCGTCAGCTTCTGTCCGGCGAGCGCGATACCCGGCACTTCCTGTTTCGGCTCGACACTGAGGGACCGTACCCCACGGCCCGCTATACTCGCCAGACGCCGCCGGAATTGAAATGGGCCTTCAGGGACATGGTGCTCATGGGTAGCCCCTTTGTGCTCTGTGGGGCGGGCGGCACGGGCAAGACCTCCATGAGCTTGCAGCTGGCGGCGTCGCTGGCCACGGGCCGGGCGTTGCTCGGGCCGGCGTTTACGCCGGGCGTGCGCGGCAGGACGCTGGTGTTGCTCTGCGAAGATCCGGAGGAACCTATCTGGCAGCGTACGCATCGGGTGGGGCAGGAACTGAGCGCCGAGGAATTGGATGCTTTCGACCGCATGGTCAACATCCAGATTTGCCTTGGTGAGGACATGCGGCTGGTGCGCGACGACCCGGCGCGGGGGCTGACAACCACAGAAGCCTTCGATGCTCTGCTGGACGCCGCCAGGCGTATGCCGGATCTCGCCGCCGTCATTCTGGATCCGCTCAACCTCCTGCATGGTGCGGACGTGGAGCGCAACGAGGAGGCCGCGCAGTTCTTTTGCTCCAAATTAGCCCAGCTCGGCAGGGAAAGCGGCGCGGCTATCATCGTGGTCCACCATAGCGTCAAGAACGGCACGGGACGGGGCGATAAGTTCAATCTGGAAGAAGCGCTGCACGTGGACACCGTGCGCGGATCCGGGGCTATTGTGGCCGGGATGCGCGGGGCCTGCAATCTGGTGGTTCTGCCTCCTGGTGTGGCGAAAAAGCGGCTCAATCTTCCGGCGATGCCGCGCCCCGGCGAGTATCTGGCGGGCAAGGCCAGTAAGCTCAACTATGCGGCACAAGGGGATATGTTCTTCCTGCGCCGCGGGGAAAATGGTGTCCTGTACCCGGTGGCGCCCGCACGGAAAGAAGGGATCGCCCCGCCAGCGGACATTATGCCCCGCGTCTGCGCCAAGGTTGCGGATCTGGCGAAGGAAAGCCGCCACATCACTCGGCGCTCCTTCATTCGCGTGTATGATTCCGAATGGGGTGTGTCACGAAGATTGCTTGACGACGCCATTGAGCGGGCGTTGTTCGAGGGTTGGCTGGAACTCTGGGAGACGGCGAACGAGTCGGGGAGGAAGACCGTTTATCTGGTGCCGGGCGAGAACTACGATCCGCCGGAAGAGCGACCGTTCGACTTCAATCCGACCGGAGCCTGACCCGGTAAAAAAGGGTCGGGAGAAGTGGCAAAGAGAAGTGGCAAGAAGTGGCAACAGGAAAAGCGGCAAAGTGGCAAGAAGCGGCAAAAAAGGGTTTGCCACTTCATAACATGTTGATTTGAAAGATTTTTGAGAAGTGGCAAAAAAGAGAAGCGGCAGAAAATGTTTGCCACTTCGTAAGTAGCTGATTTTATGAATGTGGCAAAGCGGCAAAAGAGTCTCCCCTTTCAGGGGAGGGGTAACCCCCTCCTCCCCTGAAGGGAGGGAGGGGATTCTCCCCTGAAAGAGAAAGGGGCCGCGCGATGGTGAATCGAAAAAGGAGACGTGCTATGTGTGAATATGACGAAAAGATGGTGTTTCCCACGATTGATGACGACGGTGATGGGGGGCGCAGGATGGTCGGCTATGAGGGCTATAGATTCCCGGAGATGAGCCTTGACGAGTTGGAGGCTTATTTCCTGCGGTGCATGAAAGGGGCGCAGTCTTTCGTGGATGAACAGGGCAGCGATGTTGACGACAGCATACTGAGTGTGCTTTCCACCGCCGGAAACGCCCTGATTGTGTGCCGGATGATGCGGCACAGCCTGACGGAGTATGAAAAGGATCAAGCACGGAGAAAACACGTCCTCAGATTTGTCGGGAGAAAGGGGGAAGCATGAGCCCGTTCGAGAGCGAGAACAGACCGGGGCGTCTCCGAAAATGCCCTCCCTGTCCGATATGCGGACGAAATGAGATGCGTTGTTATGGCAAGCGTCGCCATGGCTCCATGGTTACGCGTTTCTACGGCTGCCAACACTGTCAATACACGGACGTGTGGGTCGAATCCGCAGATGGGAGACATGGCTACTGGCGTAAACTGAGAAACAGTCCAACAAACCCTTGAGCTTCACCCCCTTCTTCATGCTACGCTCCTGACCAAACTCAGGAGCGTTTTTCATGCACTATACCGAAGCTCGTTGGTCCGGGAAATGGCCGAACTTCACCCCGAAGGAGATCGCCTGCAAATGCTGCGGGGAGATCGTCGTGGACGAGGCGAGCATGGACGCGCTCCAGCGGCTCCGCGACATGTGGGGCGAGCCCCTCGTCATCAACTGCGGTCACCGCTGCTTCAGACACAACAAGGAAGTGGGCGGGGTCGCGCATTCGCAGCATCTGACCCTCGCCTTTGATGTCCGTATGCCGAAAGAGCGGCATGAGGCATTCATCAAGCTGGCCCGTAAGTGCGGGTTCCGGGGCATCGGCCACCGCGACTACGAGAACTTCGTGCACCTCGATATGGGGCCGGAACGGGAGTGGTGATGAATATCGAACGCATCGCCTGCTCCGTCTTTGCCTTGGCCTGCCTTGCTCTCGGCGTGTTTGCGTTCATCGTGACGGAGCAGCGGGATCTTGCCCGGCAAGACGCCGTAACATGGGAGGAAAGCGCAAAGCGAAACCGTGCCGCTCTCGAGGACATGACGGCGGCCCATGCCAAACTTCAAGAAAGCCTTGAAGAACGCGAAGGGAAGCTGGCGGCGTTGGAACAGGATCGGGAACGGCAGCGCGTGAAGCTGCGGGAGGCTATGCGGAATGACAGGCAGACTGGCGATTGGGGCGGCACTGTGCTGCCTCCTGCCGTTGACGGGCTGCTCAGGTAAGCCGATGGCGACCATGCCCGTCATAATCCGGCAGGATGCCCCGGCGTACCTGACGGCGGAAACGCCCACCCCCCTGTGGAACGGCGTGACGAATGCCGATCTGCTCGGCTACGCGCTGGATCTGCGGCAGGCGCTCGGCGCGTGCAATGCGGACAAGGCGGCGATACGGGCCGCAACCGGGAAGGAATGATGATGCAGCCACCCGCCCCGATGGAGGGGTTTGCCTACTACACGCAAAGCCTGCTGGCCCTGTGGCCTGAGAAGGCCGTCATAGGTTCGTGCGTCGCCGGCGTCGTCTCGCTGTTCGGCGGGGACGCCTATCTGTTGTGGATGCTTGGGGCCATGCTGGTGGCCGACTTTGCCTTTGGGCTGGCGGACGCCGTGCGGCGCAGGCATTTCCGTTGCCGGATGCTGGCGCACGGGGCGCTCAAGTTCCCGGCCTACTGCCTTTACTTGCTGATTGTCGGCGTGGTCAACGCCAGCCTTTCCCGGTCTTTCGACGGGTTCGACATGCCGTTGCTGAACCTTTTCATTGCCTACCTGATCATCACGGACGCCGTATCCGTCATTGCCCACATGCAGCGGCTCGGCATCCCCGTGCCGGATCTGTTGCGGCGGGTGCTCCTTCGCAGCAAGCGGAAGGTGGAGCGGCGGGTGGATGAGGCCGTGGGCGGGGACGACGATGCCCCCTAGACCGCTCAAGGTGTGCCGCCATGCCGGATGCCATGAGCTTACCCGCGATCCGTCCGGCTACTGCCCGAAGCACAAGGACGCGGCGGAAGCGCGGGCGAGGAAGTGGAAGGCTGAACAGGACAGCCAGCGGGAGAGCGCATACCGGCGCGGGTACGGGGCTCGGTGGCGGAAGCTGCGGGCGCAGATCCTTATGGATGAACCGTTGTGCCGGGAGTGCCGCAAGGCCGGGTGCATCGTGCCGGCGACGGACGTTGACCACATCGTGGCCAGAGCCGACGGCGGGACGGACGACAGGAGCAACCTGCAACCCCTCTGCCATGCCTGCCACAGCCGCAAGACCGTCCGGGAGAACGGCGGGCGTGCGGTGACACGATGAGGGGGGGATCAAATGTTTGGTGCTGCCACCGGAAGACCGCATAGGGCAGGTGGATTTTTGTTTGTGCAAAATGGGGGGAGGGGGTCAACCGGGATATGGCGGGACGTAAGCCGTTGCCGACACATTTGAAAATGGTTCGCGGGACGCTGCAGAAATGCCGGATGAACCCGGATGAGCCAACCCCGGACCCGGAAATCCCCGACGCGCCGCCGCACCTGTCGCCGGAAGCGCGGGAGGAATGGGAACGGCTGGCGCTCGAACTGTATGAACTCGGCATCCTGTCCACCATCGACCGGGCGGCACTGGCGGCCTACTGCCAGGCCTATGGACGGTGGGTCGAGGCGGAAGAGCAGCTCCGCAACATCGACGGCACCATGAAGCTCACGGAAACGACCTCAAACGGCAATATCATCCAGAACCCTCTGGTGGGTATCGCCAACAAGTCGCTGGAACTGATGCACAAGTATTTGACTGAGTTCGGCATGTCCCCGAGCAGCCGTACCCGTGTCAGCGCAAAGAAAAAGACGGGCGAGAAAAAGGGCTTCGCGGCCTTGTAGGAAACATCATGGCAAAGGAACCGACATATCCCCACGTTGAAGCCGCGCTTCAGTACGCCCGCGATGTTGTCGCCGGGCGGATTTTGGCGTGCCAGTGGGTGATCCTCGCCTGCAAGCGCCAGCTCGACGATCTGGGAAGGTGGGACGGCGTTGACGGCGCTCCGTATTTCTTTGACCGCGCCGCAGCCGAGCGGGTGATCAAGTTTGAGGAGATGATGCCCCACGTCAAAGGGGAATGGGCGCGCAAGCGCATGACCCTGAAACTTGAGCCGTGGCAGAAGTTCATCCTCTCAACGCTGTTCGGCTGGAAACGCGCCAAGGACGGGCTGCGCCGGTTCCGGGAAGCCTATATTGAAGTGCCGCGCAAGAACGGCAAGTCCTGCTTTGTGGCCCCGGTCGGCCTCTATATGTTCGTGGAGGACGGGGAAGCGGGGGCGGAAGTGTACTCCGGCGCCACTACGGAAAAACAGGCTTGGGAGGTGTTCGGCCCCGCGCGGATCATGGCTGAGCGTGCCGAGAACTTCACGGAGCATTACGGCGTGGAGGTGCTCGCAAAGAACATAAATATCATTGGCTCTGCCTCTAGGTTTGCTCCGTTGATTGGGAATCCCGGCGACGGCGCGTCGCCGCACTGCGCCATTGTTGACGAATACCACGAGCACGACAGCCCGCGCCTGTACGACACCATGATCACCGGCATGGGCGCACGCCGCCAGCCCTTGATCATCGTCATCACCACGGCGGGCTTCAACCTTGGCGGCCCCTGCTATGACATGCGGCTCCGCGCCGGGAAGGTTCTTGATCGCACGCTTCAGGATGAGGAACTGTTTGCCATCGTTTACACCATCGACGCCGAGGACGACTGGAAGAGCCCCGAGGCGCTGCGGAAGGCGAACCCGAATTTCGGTGTTTCCGTCATGGAAGACTACCTGCTGGCGCAGCAGTTGAAGGCCATCCAGAACCCCTCGAAGCAGAATACGTTCAAGACCAAGCACCTGAACGTGTGGTGCAACGCCAAAGCCGCCGCCTTCAACATGACGAACTGGGAGAAGTGCGCCGAGCCCGGCCTGTCGCGGGGACGCTTCGCCGGGAACCCCTGTTTCATGGGCCTTGACCTTGCCAGCAAGGGTGATTTGAACGCCGTTGTGTACCTCTTCCCGGAAGACGGCGGGACGTATGCGCTGTTTGCCGACTTTTTCCTTCCCGAAGACGCGCTTGAATCCACCCAGAATGCGGACATCTACCGGGGGTGGGCTTCCGAAGGCTGGATCACGCTCACGCCCGGCGGGATGGTCGATTACGACGCCATAGAGGAACACATCCTTGAGCAGGCCAAGCGTTTTGAGGTGCGGGAGTGCCCCTATGACCCGTATCAGGCTGCGCAGCTTGTGACGCATCTGGCGGATTCCGGCCTGACGATGGTGGAGTTCGGCGCTACGGTGAAAAACTTCTCCGATCCTTTCAAAACGCTGATCGCGTTGGTGGATGCCGGGAAGATTCGCCATGACGGAAATCCCGTCCTGACGTGGTGCATGTCCAATACGGTCTGTTTCACGGACGCCAAGGACAACATCTATCCCCGGAAAGACCGTTACGAATACAAGATCGACGGCGCGGTGGCCGCGATCATGGCGCTTGGGCGGGCGCAGGCCGTGCCGGAAGAAGGATCCGGAGCCGTCATCACGCAAGGCTTCGTTGACCTGTGGGGGAACCTGTAATGGCGGGCATGAGAAGGAATCCCCTTACCGCACGCCGCACCGGGCGGCCTCAGAATGCCAGCGTATCCGGCGGGGCCTCTTTTTCCGACTTCTCCGAACTGTTCGGCATGGGCGCGCCGGTGGCTTCCGGGCAGGTTGTGACGCCCGAGTCCGCCATGCGCTTCTCGGCGGTGTTCGCCTGCGTCCGACTGCTCGGCGGCGCGGTGGCTTCGGCTCCGGTGAAGGTCTACCTGCGGGAAGGCACGGAACAGCGCCAGCTTGCCCACGGGCACCCGCTGGCGGACGTGCTGCGCCTGCGGCCCAACCGATTCATGACGTCCACCACGTTCTGGAAAACCTTTGTCGCCCACAAGGTGCTTCAGGGGAACGGCTACGCCCACATCATCCGGGAGCGTTCCGGCGAACCCGTGGGGCTGTATCCCCTGAACCCGCGCAACGTGGTTGTCTATTGGGCATGGGAACTCGGGCTTGATCAGCGGCTCGGCGTGGAGCGGAACAGGCTGTTCTACCGGGTGACGTTCGAGGACGGGAAGGCGCGGCTCTACGATCAGGACGACATGCTGCACGTCCCCAATGTCGGTTGGGACGGCAAGCGGGGCCTGTCCACCATTTCGGCGGCGGGGCAGGGGATCGGCCTCGGGCTGGCGGCGGAAGAGTCCAGCGCCCGGTTTTTCAGCAACGGGATGCTGTCGAAAATCGCCCTGACCTATCCGGGCAAGCTCGATCCCAAAGTAGCCGACGATCTGCGGGAGTTTTTCGACGCCCGGTATACGGGCACGGCCAACCACCACCGCCCATTGCTTCTCACTGAAGGCGGCGAGGCCAAGACGTTGAGCATGTCCGCGGAAGACGCGCAGCTTATCGAATCCCGGCAGTTCTCTGTCATCGACATTTGCCGTTTCTTCGGCGTTCCCCCGGTCATGATCGGGGAGACGGAAAAGACCTCATCGTGGGGGAGCGGCGTCGAGCAGATGGCCCGCTGGTTTACGACCTTCACCCTGAACGATCACCTGACCGCCATTGAACAGGAACTTGAGGCCAAGCTGTTCCGGGACGGTTTCTTTGCCGAGTTCGACGAATCCGAGCTGACCCGTGGCGATACCAAGACGCGGGGCGAGTTCTACCGTATCGCCCGAGGCTCCATGCAGGAGCCGGGCTTCATGACCACAAACGAGATCCGGGCCGCCGAGGGCCTGCCGCCCATCGATGGCGGCGACGAACTGCAACACCCTGTGAAAAAGGATGAAAATGGACAGACTGTTGAAACTCCTACGCGACAACGCCCGGAACAGGACGGCCAGCACCCCAAAAGCTAAGGCTGAAGAGTCCGGGGAAGCCACGCTGTACCTTTATGACGTGATCGTTTCCGACGATTACTGGGGTGGCGTGGCGGCGGAAGCCTTTGTGAAGGAGCTGAACGCAACCGCCGCGCCGACCATCCACCTGCGGATCAATTCCCCGGGCGGCGAGGTGTTCGCGGCGCGGGCCATTGAAGCGGCCATACGGAACCATCCGGCGCGGATTGTCGCCCATGTGGACGGGTACGCGGCAAGCGCGGCTTCCTTCGTGGCCGTGGCCTGTGACGAGGTGGAGATCGCGCCCGGCGGGTTCTTCATGATCCACAAGGCATGGACGTTCACGGCGGGCAATGCCGATGACCTCCTGCACACGGCGGAGATGCTGGAAAAGCTCGACGCCTCGCTGGTGGACACCTACGCCAAGAAAACGGGCTGTACGCCGGAGGAGATCGCCGGGTGGATGAAGGCCGAAACGTGGTTTTCCGCCGGAGAGTCCGTTGAGCGCGGGTTTGCCGACCGCGTGGCCGAAGCCGCTCCGAAGGCACAGGCCGACTGGAACCTTTCCGTCTACGCCAACGCTCCGGTTGTTCCGGCTGCGGCGGCTTCCGTCAACCCTCAGAACCGCGAACGGTACGAGCGTACCGCCCGCCTGTTTGCCGTGACCCGGCACTAGGAGATTTTTGCATGAGCAGCATTCAGGAACTGCGCGAGAAGCGCACGGCCAAGGCCCGCGAGTACCGGAACCTTCTGGACAGGCATCCCGAAAGTATCCCGGAGGAAGCGGCCAACCAGTTTGACGCGCTGGAAACCGAGATTTCCGCCCTTGATGATGCCATTGCCCGCCATGAAAAGGCGCTGGCGATGGAAGCCGACCGTCTGACGGGGGAACCCCGCGACGAACGGGAAAACACGACGAACGCCCTTTATGACAAGTGGATGCGGAACGGCCCGCAGGCGTTGACGCCCGATGATTGGGCCGCCGTCCGCAATACAATGAGCACCGGGACGGATGCGCAGGGCGGGTATACCGTACCCACGGAAGTCTCCGGCACCATCATTGAGGCGTTGAAGGCGTTCGGCGGGATGCGTTCCGTGGCCACCGTGATCAGCACGGCCACCGGCGTGCCCATGACCATGCCCACCAGTGACGGCACCACCGAAGAAGGGGAAATCCTCGGCGAAAACACGGCGGCGGCCGCTGCCGATCCCTCGTTCGGCGTCGTGAATCTCGGGGTGCACAAGTACAGTTCCAAGACGGTCGCGGTGCCCATCGAATTGCTTCAGGACTCCAACGCGGACATTGAGGCCTTCGTGAACAACCGTCTGATCACCCGTTTGGGGCGCATCACGAACAAGCACTTTACTGTTGGAACGGGCAGTTCTCAGCCTTCCGGCGTGCTGACCGGCGCCACGCTCGGCGTCACCGGCGCGAAGGCGCAGGTTGATTCCGTGACCTACGACGATCTGGTGGAATTGGAGCACAGCCTTGATCCCGCCTACCGCGAAGGGGGGCGGTGCTCCTTCATGTTTGCCGACGCCACCCTGAAGGCGATCAAGAAGCTGAAGGACGGGCAAGGCCGCCCCCTGTGGCTTCCCGGCATCGATGTGAAGGAACCCGCGAGCATTCTTGGCTATCGGTATGTCATCAACCAGTCCGTCCCGGCAATGGCGGCGACGGCCAAGTCCGTGCTGTTCGGCGATTTCTCCAAGTACATCATCCGCGACGCCATGGGCATCACCATGTACCGTTTTGCGGATTCCGCCTTTGCCCAGAAGGGGCAGGTGGGGTTCCTCGCCTTCATGCGCTCGGGCGGCGTCCTGACGGATGCGCAGGCCGTGAAGTTCTTCCAGCACGGCGCGGCGGCCTAGCCATGACTGTACGCCTGATCACGCCGCCCGCAGCGGAACCCGTCACGCTTGAAATGGCCCGGCTGCACACCCGCGCCGAAGCCGTGGAGGATGATGCCCTGTTGACGGTGTTGATCACGGCGGCGCGCCAGCAGGGGGAGGGCGTCACCCGCCGCGTATTCGGAGAATCCGTCTGGGAGGTCGAAACAGGCCCCCTGACGTCCCCGTTCCGGCTTCCCCTCGTGCCCTGCATGGCGGTGGCGTCCGTGACCGTGGGCGGCGAGGCGGTGGACGCCGGGCTGTACGGTTTCACGCCGTCCGGCCTGTCGCCGCAGGAATCGCCGCTGCGGGCGGCCTTCATCCCCGGCCCGGATTTCCCGCAGGGGGAAACCGTGCTGACGGTGAGGGCGGGCTATCCCGCCGAGAGGTTCCCGGAACCGATCCGCCAGTGGATGCTGGTGCGGATCGGGACGCTGTACGAACAGCGGGAGAGCTTCGCCGTGGGGTCGAACTTCAATGAGTTCGGGCGGTCATTTGTGGACTGCCTGCTTGATCCCTATATCGTCGCGGGGGGCTTCTGATGCGTGCCGGAATGCTTCGCCACCGCGTGACCATCCAGCGGCAGGAAATCGTTTTTGGGAAATTTGGAGCCCCGCTACATGACAAGGTCTGGGAAAACGTGGCGACGGTCTGGGCTTCGCTGGAAGCCATGAGCGGGCGGGAGTTTTTCGCCAGCCAACAGGCACAGTCCGAAGTCACGCAGCGCATCCGCATCCGGTATAGGCCGGACGTGACGGCGGACATGCGCGTCATCCACAACGGGAAGGTGTTCAACATCGTTGCCCCGTTGCCGGACAACCGGGGCCGGGAACTGGTGTTGATGTGCCGGGAGGTAAGCTGTGAGCAATGACGTCGTGGTGGACATCCCCATCGAAGACATCCGGGCGGGCGTCCGGGCGGAGATTGATTCCGATTTGGGAGGCATTGCCGCGCAGGTCTTTGAGAAGGCCAAAAGCTCCACGGCGTTCAGGGACAAGACGGGGAGGCTGCGGCAATCCATCTGGATTTACCGCTCGAAGTACAAGGACGGCGGCTATGTGGTCTATGTGAAGGCCCCGCACAGCCACCTTGTGGAGTTCGGGCATGTGCAGGTTGCCAAGGACGGAAAAACCGTACTGAAGCACGTTCCCGGAAAGCATTTCCTCCGCAAGGCCCGCAACGCCGTCCGCCGGAAGGTTGATGCGATGCTTCAGGACATGATGGGGGATGCCCACTATGGCAAGCGCCGTTGATTTTGAAACTGTCCTGCTGCGGATGTTGCAGGAGGATGCGGGATTGTCCGCATTGGTTGGCAGCAAGGTTTTCCCCTTGTTCATTCCGTCCGGGAATTATCTTCCCTGCGTCACGTTCCAGCGGCTCGGCGGGAGGCCCGCCAACACGCTGTCCGGGGCGTCCGGTCTGGAGGAAATCGACCTTCAGATCGACGTGTGGGCACGGGACTATGACGAGGCAAAAGCCATTGCCAAGGCCGTGCGTTCCGCCATGCCGCCAAGCGGCCCGCAGTTCGGCGCGCATCTGATCGAGGATCAGGATTTGTACGAGGACGGGACGAATTACTTCCGCGTGAGCATGGAGTTCAAGGTCTGGTTCCTCGAAACCGAATAGGAGATTGAAACATGCCCAACAAACAGATTGCGGTCGGCGCCAGAACTAAAGTCCTGATGGACGTGGAAACGTCCTACGGCGTGGCTCCGACTACGCCGGGGGGTGTCCTCCTCCCCATCAACTCGTTTTCCCTGAAGCCGTCCCGCGCCAAGAACACCCCGGGGACGCTGACGGGCCGCTATGACCCGGCGGAACCCTTTGACGGGAACCTTGAAGTGTCCGGCGGCGTTGTCGTCCCGGTTGACGCACGGGCTTTCGGCCACTGGCTCAGGGCCATGTTCGGCGCTCCGGCCACGACCGGGACGGGTGAACCCGCCGCCGCGCCGTTTACCCATGTCTGGAAGTCCAACAAGGACATGCCGTCCCTCGTCATGCAGGCCACCTATGGGGACATCTACGGCCAGTTTGTAGGTTGCAAGGTGTCGTCTCTGGCTATGCAGGCGGGCGGCGACGGGGAATTGACCGCCACGGTCAACATGCTCGGGCGCGATGCCGATTATGTGGATGCCGACTACAACGCCAGTGCTCCGTCCGTGGCCATGAAGCGGTTCAACAATTTTCAGGGTTCCCTGTTGAGCGGCGGCGCGGAGATCGGCGTGGTTACTGATTGCAGCCTCAATATTGATTTCGGGCTGGATTCGAGCATCCGCAAGCTCGGCGATAAGGGGCGGGTCTATGATCTGCCTCAGGGCGTCATGGCGGTTACCGGCAGCCTCACCGTGTTCATCACGGACAAGACCCTGCTCATGAAGGCCAAAAACAGCGAGGAACTCAGCCTTGATCTGTCGTTCGCCATCGATGATGGCAACAAGCTGACGTTCAGCGTCCCGGAAGTGCAGCTCAGTTATAACGGCCCGACCGTGGACGGCCCCACGGGGATCAAGATGGATCAGAGTTTTTCGGCGTACTTCAACGACAACGCGGACAACGCCTCTGTCGTCGTTACCCTCGTCAATGACGTGGAATCCTATTAACCATCAATTTAAAAGGAAAACACCATGCGTACCGTTACTCTTTCCGGTCAGGACTTCATCGTGAACCCGCTCAAGGGCAAGGACATCAAGGCACTCAAGGCGCAGGGCTTCGACCTCATGGGCGGCGGGTATTCGATTTCCGAGGGCATGGACGCCGTGTTCACCGTCGCCGGGTTCGACGCGGCCCAGACGGACGAATTGCCTTTCCCCGACATTCTTGCCCTGCACAAGGCCATCGTGAACGAAACCTTCGGTGTGGCGGAAGAAGAAAAAAACTAGCGGCGGTCTGGGAGTGGCTTTCCGGTGAGGGTGCGGAATACTGCGACGCCTGCCGGAAGGCCGCCCGGAACCGCGACGATCTGGATTGTGAAGAGTGCGAGGGGCGTTGCCCGGATCTCATGCCCGACAACGCCGCCGCATGGGAACTGCTCCAGGCGGGCGCTACCCAACTCCGCATGTCAGGCATGGGCGGCCCTGTGGGGTTCGACTACAACGCGCTGGCGCTGGTGGCGGAAGCTTTCGGCATCGATCTGACGCCCGGCATGTGGCGGAAGGTGCAGGCCGTGGAAACGGTCATCCGCCGCAACGCAGCGAGACAAGCTGAAAAAACGCAACAGGCTTACGCATCCACGCGGTGAGCGGTTCATTGACAACGGCATAGCGATTTTTGCGGATGGAATGGGCCGGGATGTGGGGTCCCGGCCCGGTGTTCTTATGTGTATAGGGGGGAAATACTAGCTATTTGTGGGGAAATATTTTTGAATGATTTTCACTATAAGAGGTTTTTCTTCGTAAACATATGTACCTGAAGAAAAAACGTAAGTGTGTGGCGTTTCCTGACCAATAATTTTTCCGGGCAGTTCGTCTGCCTGAACGTCCTTGCGATGTTTAGTAAGCCAGATACACTGTGGAGTGATCATATCCATTCTTACTGGAAGCCCATCTATTGTGACTTCGTTAAGATCAAATGACTGAAAAGGGGAACCTTTCTCTTTAATATTGTTAGGTTTCCATTCATTTTTATGGAAAAGATAGTCATTTAAAGCGACATCAGAAGCGCCTTGTGTGAATGTGCAGATAGCTTCACCTCGCGTTTCTACGCCAAAAGGATTTTTGTATCTAAAATCAATAATGATTTTTGGTTGTTGCTCTGTACCCTCAGTGACAATCATCGTTGCCGTGCGAAGTGAGTAGGTATCAGGGGCTTTCAGAGCACTTTGCACAACATTCTCACATGCTTGTATTGTTGAGTGCTTAGCCATATTTTTTTGTTCCATATAAAGAAAGATACCTGCTACAATAATGATAAGCACAAATACATAAATCAGTTTTCGCATATCTATTCCTCCTACCCTCCCCACACCATAGGGTTGCGGGAAAGTCAACGTCCATCCGCAGAAATCGCCGTGCCGCATTAGACAGGAAGTGAAGCATGGCAAGAAAAACGCCCGGCATTTACATAGCGATCCGTGGTGATTACTCCGCGTTTGAAACCGACCTGAACGCCGCAAAAAAGCTGGCCAAGGCTCAGGGCGATGCCATCGCTAAGAGCATCAACAATGCTGTTTCGGCTGTTGACCTCACCGGCGGCATCAACAAGATCACACGGGAATTGAAGACGGCGCAGGCCGCCTTGTCTGCCGGTGCGTTCAAGGGGCAAGTTTCTGGGCTGGAAGAGATTGCCAAGGCCGCCGGGGTCAGCTCCAAGCAGCTTGAGGGCCTGACCAATTCCATGCTCAAGTCCCAGGCCGCCGCGACCGCGAACCGGGCTTTTGAGTATCTGCAGAAGAACGCCGGATTGTCCACGCTTCAGCTTGCCAAGCTGAGGGTAGAGTTGGGGGACACGTCCGGGGCACTCTCCACACTGGCGACAGGGGTAAAGGCCCACGCCGTCGGTATGTTGGCGTTCGGTGCTGCGGCGGCGATGGCCGGGAAACAGGTACTGGACGCTTCCCTTCAAATGGACAGGCTGAACAAGGCCTACGCCACAATCACAGGTTCATCTTCCGCCGCGCAGAACCAGCTTGATTATCTGTATGATGTGACGCAGCGGCTTGGCTTGCAGTTTCAGGGGACTGCGGAAGCCGCCAAGGGCTTCTTCGCTGCGGGCAAGGATTCCGCACTCAAGGATCATCTGAACGGCATTCTCGAATCCGTCTCAATGGCGGGTTCCGCGCTGGCTCTGAGCAAAGACCAGATGGACGGCGTGTTTCTCGCGCTCGGTCAGATGATTTCAAAAGGGAAGGTGCAAGCCGAAGAGTTGCGCGGGCAGCTTGGCGAACGCCTCCCCGGTGCGTTTGACATGGCGGCGAAGGCCATGGGCGTCACCACGGCGAAACTCGACGACATGCTGAAGAAAGGGCAGGTGACGGCGGAAGAAATGCTTCCGAAGCTGGCCAAGGTCCTGCATGACGACTTTGCCGTTGCCGCCGCCGAAGCATCACAGGGTTTGCAGGGACAGTTGAACCGCCTGAGTACGGAATGGACGCGGTTTCAAGCCTCACTCCTGAACGGTGATGCTGCCGCCAAGGTCATGAAACAGCTTGCATCCGGCATGAAGGTTCTTGCCGATCATGGTGCCGAGATTGCCTCAATCGTGGGCAAAGGCATTCAGTGGGCGGTGTGGACGGCGGGAGTCTATGCGGCGATCAAGGCCCTTTCTGGACTCGGGACGGCAGTGACGGCGGCAAAGGCCGCTATTGCCGCCTTCAATGTTTCATCCGTTGCGGCGGCTGTCGGGTCGCTGTCCGGCTTGCTTGGGCCTGCCGGCCTTGCCGCTGCTGCGGGTGCGGCAATCGTTGCGTTTACCTCTCTTTCCAGCTCTACGCAGTCCGCAGACGACATATTCCGCAAGCATCAGGCCACCATCGACGACTACAAAGAGAAAATGGGCAAGTCCACGGATGCCGTAAAGACGTTCTCCGAAGAGCAGGAAAAAGCTTATCGCCGTTCGCTTGAACAGCAGCGCGACAGCATGAAGACGGATATTGCCGCAGCTGTTGGGGATGTGAACAGTGCTGTTTCTGGTGTGCAAACCTTCAGCTTGGATAACCTGTACAGCTCAAAAGCTGCGGCACTCATTCAAGCAAGAAAGGAGGTTGAAGAACTCGGACGGGAACTTGCAAAACTTGGACAAAATGTCACCCAAGATGATTTGAACGCCTATGCCGAAAAAGTATGGGCGATTGACGAGCGCATGAGGGGCGCAGGCCTGGCAACAAAAGAATGGAATGACATGATCACCAATCTTGTTGGTGAGGGTGATTCCTTTGTTTTGAAGATGGCCGCCATGATCGCCAAGAGCCTTGAAATTGAAGGCACGCTTGAACAGCTCAGGCAGACAACCGCGAATGCCAAGGGGGAATTGGCCACAGGGTGGAGCATAGGGCTTGAAGGCGTAGATGCAGCACTGGACAAACTTGATACGCGGATCCGCACAGCACAAGCCAAGATTTCGAACGTTAAAGGCATGAGCGATGCCGCAGGCACTTTTAAGGATTTCAGCGTTGATCAGCTTGAAGTCCTGAAGAAGGCCCTTGATACGGGCGGACGCGGTGCTCTTATCAAGACGTTGGGGGAACAATATCACGTCGCGGCAGGGCAGATTCAGGAAGTCAGCGGCGCAATGACCAAGTATTTCGGTCGGCTCAAGGTAACAACCGAAGCCGAGGAAAAAGCCGCAAAAATAGAGGAGGAACGCAGAAAAAAACACAGCGGAAAGGCCAGCGCCATAGAGCAGACTTCCACCAAACTGGAAACGCTCAGGAAGGAAGTAGCGGCGCTGGAAGAGGCCAATATTCCGGCAGCCAAGAGTTTTGATCAGATCGTGGCCAAGCTGGAGCTCGAACGCAAGAATGCCGTCGCTGCGGCGGAAGAAACCGCGAAGCTGTCAGTCCAGCGCAAACAGGCGACAGCGACACAGGCAACCGAGCAGAAAGCCCTTGAAATCCGTAAGGCGGAATTGGTCTACACGCAAAAGCTCCGGGAGGCTGAAGCCAAGCGTGACGACGATCTGAAGAAGAATGCCGATCTCCGTCTCGACTTTGAGAAGCGATATGCCGACATGGTAGGCCTGTCGTCTGAAGCCGTGTCAAAATCCATCTCGAAGCAGGCGGAAGAGTACCGGAAGGCCATAGAAGCCGGAGAGAACGCCGCCGAGGAGCTGGTACGCCTTGAAGAATGGAAGCGTGACCAGATCCAGCGGGCCAGCCGCGAGGCGATGGACGGCGCACAGGTGGCCTTGCGCGACTATCAGGTTGAGGCCTCGAATCAGGCCAAGTCAATGAACGACGCTTTCCGTGGCCTGTTCTCCGGCATGGATTCCGGCTGGAAGTCGGCATGGGAGCAGATGATCGAGACGGGCAAGGTGTCCCTGTCTTCATTCCGTTCCGTGTTCGCGTCGTTCCTTGCCGATTTGATGCATATGGCCATCACCCGGCCCATCACGGTTCAGATTGCTGGTGTGGTGTCCGGTATGCTCGGCACGGGCGGCGTGGCGTATGCGGCGGGGGGCTCGGGGAGTGACAGCGGCGGTACTGGCGGACTTCTCGGCAACATACCGTTTTCCAGCATCCTGCCGGATTCGTGGACGTCTGGCGCGGCGGGGCTCTTTTCCGGCATAACCGGGGGAATCAACAGTTTCGCTTCAAATTTGACGGGTGGTTTTTTCGCGTCTTCGGCAACTGAGGCTCAATTCAATGCATTGGCGAATAGCATTACAGGGGGTTGGGGGGTAGGAGGTTCCACGCTTCTCGGCACGCTCGGCGCGGCCGGCGCAGGGTTCGGCCTCGGTTCCCTTGCGGGCAGCCTGCTTTTCCCCAACCAGCCAAACATCAGCACAGGCGCGGGGATTGGTGGCGGGCTCGGCGCGGCCATCGGTTCCGTAGTGCCCGGCATCGGTACGCTCCTTGGCGGTACAATCGGCAGTCTGCTCGGTGGGGGGATTGGTTCCCTCTTCGGGGGCGGACGGCGGACACACGCCAGTGTGTACGGCAAAATGGAGGACGTGGGGTTTTCCCGGGATCAGCAGACGTACATCGACGCCTTTATGGGCGGGGCTTGGTACGACCGGGCCGGGAAGTCCGAGGCCGAGCCGTTCGCGCAGGGGATTGCCCAAGTCGCCAGCCAGACCGCCGGGAGCCTTCTGGATATTGCCGGGGCATTGCCTGAGCAGATCCGCCAGAACGCGCTGTCCGGTCTGGAAACTTCCACATGGTCCGCCGGACGGGGCGTCTCCGATGCGTCGTGGAACTTCCAGTGGTGGGAAGAGGGCATGGCCGAGGAGCGGCTTGAGGAAGCGGCGCAGGACATGCGCAACCAGATGACCGCCGTGGCGCAGCAGGTGTTTGCGGACGCGGGCATCTCGCAGTTCTTCAGTTCGTTCGACGTCACTACCGACGAGGGGTTACAGAAGGCGTCCACGGGGCTTTCCGCCATCAGCGCGGTAAAGAGCGCGACCGATGCCATCAAGAGCCCGCTGTCCGAGATGGAGCAGCAGGCGCAGTCCGCCAAGGCGCAGCTCGACGCATGGACGCAGGGCATGAAGGATTCCGGCGTGAACGCACAGTACGCGGCGGGGCTCATCAACGAGTACCGGACGGCCTTCATCAACGACTACATCAAGACGCTGGACGAATCGTTGCACCCGCTTTCGGCCTACGCGCAGGCGGTGAAGGCGGCGAACGAGGCCGTGGATCAGCGCAAAAAGGCGCTTGAGATCATCGGGGCCACGGAAGGGCAGCTTGCGCAGGTCGAGGCCATGCGCGCCGAGGTCGTGAGGCAGGCAACGGAAGAGATGCTGCGCTCGTTCGACCAGTCCGTCGCGCAGCGGTGGGCGGCGGTGAACGGCAACAGTGATGAGGTGGGCCGGGCCATATCACAGGCCAACGAACTGCGGGACACCATCCAGCGGTTCGGGGAAGGTTCGGCGCAGGTGGCGGAACTGTTGAAGCTCCACGCGGCGGAGACGGCGAAGGCCGCACAGGACGCCGCGAAGTCCGAATACGATTCGCTCAGGGCGCAGATGGACGCGCTGGAACAGCAGCGGGTCCAATTGCAACAGCAGGCGATACAGGAACAGATCAACGCCATCAACGAGCAGCTTTCCGCCGCAAAGACGCTCAAGAGCACATGGGAAGGGCTGGACAAGAGCCTTGGTCAATCCCGGTACAACCTGTTTGCCGGGAGCGCCAACCTTGATGCTGAAAACCGCCTCGGAACGGTGCAGGCCGAGTTCCGGCGGCTGTCCGGGCTTGCGCTTGGCGGGGACTCCGACGCGGCGGGCCAGCTTGCGGGCGTGGGCACTTCCCTGCTCGATCTGGTGAAGCAGACGGCGGGCACGGAAGAGGAATACCTCGACGCTTTCTGGGCGGTGAACGCACAGTTGAAGTCCGCGCAGGACGCGGCGGGCGCGCAGGTATCCGCAGCCGACAAGCAACTTGAAGCGCTGCAAGGCCAGCTTGATGTCCAGAACGCGGCGCTCAAGCAGCTTCAGGGTCAGAGCGCCACGCTTGAGGAGATTGAAAAGCAGATTGCCGACTTGAAGCCGCTCCTTGACGCCGCCGGGCAAAAGGCCGGGGTGAAGGCGTTCGCCCGTGGCGGGCTTGCCATGCCTGGCTGGTCCCTTGTGGGCGAGGAAGGGCCGGAGCTTGTGAACTTCTCGCAGCCGGGGCGCGTGTACACAGCCGCGGATACGGCGGCGCTGTTCCGCAGCGCGACGCCCCGGGCGGCTGACACCGATTCGGGAAGCGATGCGGAGGTCAAGGCGTTGCGGCGGGAAATCTACCAGCTTCGCCGGGACATGCTCATTTCCATGTCCGAGATCGCCAGATTTTCCCGCCGCACGTCCGACATGGTTGAAGCGTGGGACGCCGAGGGGATGCCGGGGGTGCGGGCATGAAGCTCATAGAGCCGCAGGCCATCCGGTTGCTGTCCAGCACCGTGCCGGAAAACGACGCCCCCGCGTGGGGTGCGGGCACAGCCTATGAGATCGGGGATTCCGTCATCCATGAGCACAAGGTCTACAAGGCCGTGACCGCCAGTACGGGGAAACAGCCGGATCAGCACAGCGAAGGGACGGACGCGGCATGGCGGCTCATGGGGCCGACAAACCGTTACGCCATGCTCGACCAGTACGTATCCACGCAGACGGTCGCGGCTGAGGGCATCATGACGTTTGCGGTGACGTTCAACCGTTGCACCGCGTTCGCGCTCCTGAACTTCAAGGCCACCAGCATCCGGGCCGTGGTGAAGGACGGCGACGGCCTCGTCATGTACGACCGCACGGTGAACACGTTGAAAGACGTGGACGGCTACTGGAACTACTACTTCCTGCCCCTTGAGCGCATCGTGGATCAGGCCGTGACCAACATTCCCATGTCGCCCGTGGCCACGCTTTATGTCTCGCTCACACAGGAGGGAGGCCCGGCGCTCGGGCAGGTCATCGCGGGGCAGTCGTGGCCCATTGGCACGACGCAGTACAATACCCGGCTCGGCATCCGGGACTATTCCAGAAAGGACACCGACGAGTTCGGCAACACGCGGCTGGTCAAGCGTGCCAACGCAAAGCGCACGAGCCTGCCGCTGTATTTGCACCCGTCCCGGCTGGACAGCGTGCGGGAAATCCTCGCCCGGATGCACGGCCTTCCCGCGCTCTGGCTCGGGGACGACAACGAAGGGATCGGTTCCTACCAGTCGCTGACTGTCTGGGGTTGGCTTGAGGATTGGAACGCAACCGTCATCGGGCCGAATGAAGTGAGCATGAACATTGACGTACAGGGGTTGAAGTAATGGCAGTAAAGCAGCTTCCCAAGATTTCGGATCTCCCGGAACCGCCGGACAGACTTGTGGGCGATCAGGAACGGTTTGACGTGCTGACGTTCAACAGCCTGAAAGCGCAGAAAAAGATGGTCAACGAGGACCTGAACAAGACGCTGATCCCCGCGCTGAACCAGTTCGCCGTGGATGTGAACGCCAGCGTCGACGCGGCGGCTCTGAGCGAACGGAACGCCCACGACTCGGAAGAGGTGGCGAAAAGGAAGGCGGGTGAAGCCTCGGGCTCGGCGGGGGCCGCAAAGGTTTCGGAAGACAACGCGAAAGTCAGCGAGACGAACGCCCTTGCCTCAAAGAACGCGGCGGCCCTTTCCGCCGAATCCGCCGAATCCGCCCGCATAGCGGCGGAAGCGGCCCGCGACGAGGCGCAGGACCTCGCCAATGTCGGGTATGTGTCGGAAGGCCACGCGGGGCTGGCGAAGGTCGACGGAAAGACCACGCAGGCCGACGCGGGCGGCGTGATCACCGTGAAAGATGTGGCGATTGGGGGGAACCTTGAAGATCTGGCGAGTGCGCGGGGGTACTTGGTTGATGAGTATCTTCCTGAGTTCCCATCCCGTACCGTCTTATCGAGCTTTGACGATGCTACGACGCCGGGCAATTTTCATGTCCTATGGAATGATACAACAACATCCGCACCTGACGGCATCCTGAACAAAAACCAATATGCAGATGGCGTACTAGAAGTAAGAGATAATAGATCGGCAAGTTTTGTGTCTTCATTTGCGAGATTAATGCAACGTCTCACTATTATAGGTGGTGCTACTCGTGCGGATTCCGCACGTATCTTTGTGCGCACTCAGTCGTGGGGCGTAACCCGTGAGTGGTTTCCGTGGGTCGAATTGGTTTCGTACAACAAATTCGGCGACGGTTTCCGCAACACCAACGGCATCATCTCCGTCCCCGAATACGACGGCGCGACGGCATCTACCTCCGGGACAAGCGGCCTTGTGCCGCCCGCAACCGCCGGGCAACAGGAAAGCTTTTTGACCGGAGGCGGGGAGTACAAGCCCGCGCTCACCAAGATTTCGGACAGTGTGAGTCTGGAGGATTCGACCACGGCGGCGTCCGCCAAGGCCGTAAAGACAGCCTATGATCTGGCGTCCGCAGCTCTTCCCAAGTCTGGAGGTACTATCTCTGGAAATATATCCGTGGTTGGAGGGATTACAGTAGCTGCACCCGATGGAAAATCGGAGGGGGGGCAGATCCTGTTAAAAAATGGTACGGACGGAAGCTATCCCGTTGTGATCGATACTACCCAAAACCAAATCAGGTTTTTGAGCGGACCGGGCGGACCGGGCGGCTTCGTTTCTGTCGATCTGGAAACTGTAAGGTTTGTAGGAAACCTTACCGGCAAAGCCGATTCGGCGCATTTAGCAGACAATACATACTCTTTGGCCGGAAGGCCATGGTTGGAGGACTTATATACTGACAGCCCTGATTGGGTGATTGGTTCGGTTGATGAACAGCTGAGACCTATAAATACGGGTTCGTTAAAAGTACTCGCTGCGGATCGCATTATTAGCGGTAGTTTCGCTTACGGTAGGGCTAGTGATGGCTTTTACCTGCCAAACGGTGGGTCTTGGTTTGTCTTCTGTATATTAGACAACGATGTATCTCACGGTAGTGCGAATGCTATACCAATTATGGCAGCTGGTGGGTCACATATTACATGGAGTTTCAACGGCACGGGATACACATGGATCGGTATAAAAGTTTTGTAAGGAGCATTTATGTATTCCATTGCTGATTTTGATCTTACGAATATCATTCACAGACAAGACGGATCATATGTTGCGACAGTGAAGAGTAGTGGGGTTCCTTATCACATTGCGTCGGATATTGATGGCCATCGGCACTTGCTCTCGTCATTTTTGGGATATGCAAGTGCGCACCCCGAATGCGTGACCGAGGAGCAGCCCTACGTCCCGCCCGTACCGACGCTTGAGGAAGTGAAGGCCGCCAAACTCTCCGAAATCAACGCGGCTGCGGACAGGGCCATAGCCACACTCACGGCGACCTACCCTGACCGAGAACTCGCGACGTTCGACAAGCAGGAATCCGAGGCCCGCGCCTATGCCGCCGACCCTACGGCTTCAACGCCGCTTCTTTCGGCATTGGCGCAGGCTCGGGGCATTTCTCTGCCCGACCTCGTGGAACGGGTGCTTGCCAAGGCCGATGCCTTTGCCGTGGCTTCCGGCTCCATCATCGGCCAGCGTCAGGCACTGGAAGATCGGCTTGATGCATGTACGACGCTGGAAGAGGTGCAGGGGATCACCGTTGATATCTCCATGCCGGGCGGGGGAGAAGCATGACCTACGGCAAGCGAACATTGATCGCCGTCGACCAGCTCATCAATACGCTCCTCGGCGGCTGGCCGGACGAAACCCTGTCCTCGCGCTGTTACCGCTGGGCGCGGGACGGCGTGCGGGACTGGCCCCGCAAACTCATAGACGGGCTGTTCTTCTGGCAGAGGGAACACTGCAAGAGCAGTTATGAGAGCGAGAGGGAGGGCAGGCAGTCGCCGCCGGAATTG